ACTCTGCTATATCTGCTCTTACATACATATCAGAATCCATATATAAAGCTAAACCTTCATACATATTTAATGCAGGTATTAAGAATCTACTAAAACTAAACTGTGTAGAAAAAGGTTTACCATCTATCTCATCATAGTCTTGACCACTTATGCTATTATGTTTTCTAGTATATATACCTATCTTTGTAAGTATATCTCTTCTCAAAGGTATAACTCTAACAGGTTTAGTGGATATTCTTTCTAATGAAAATTTTAATACCTCATAAGCAGTATGTTCTTTAGGGTCATACCCTACGTAAACTGTGTTTACCATTGTTTTTTTTAATAACATGTGCATTTCTTCTCCAAAAAAATAGGGAGTCTTTTACAACTCCCTTAATTAACTTTAATTTATTTTAATCTTTTTTGGTTTTTGTTCTTCAGGTATTAATTTTTTAAGAGTTACTCTTAATATACCTTCGCTGAATGTAACGTCTTCAACGTGTAACGTATCTGCTAGAACAAAGTCCCTAGTGAAAGACCTCTTAGCAATACCTTTATGCAAGTATTCTAAATCTTCTGACTTTATATAATCACCCTCTATTGTTAGATGATTTTCTTTTACAGTAATATTTAAATCATCTTTACTAAATCCTGATAAAGCAAACTCTATAATAAAAGTTTCTTCATCTTCTTTTATAATATCATAAGGTGGATAATTTACATCTTTCCCTCTCATGTTATTCATTACATCAAACAATCTATCAAAGCCAATAGCTTGTCTTGAAAATGTATCTACTTCAAACATATATTTATCTCCTTAAATAAGCAAGTTAAAAAAGAGTCCATCTCTGGCACTCATTTATGTAATTATACAGTATAAATATATGAAAGTCAAGAACTTTTTATGTATATAATACATTTAATATTAATGATATACATATTATAATAACAATATAATCTAACATTATATATCTACTAACTCACAAGACCCTGCTTTACAAGCTAACTCCTGTGAACCTCTTGTATTATCTTCTGTTTCATAATTTTGTAATTTACTCCAATCAATATTTTTAGGCATCTTAGATTCTAATTCTTTATACTGCATCTCGTCTATATCTTGATAAGGTGCTTGTTGATATGTATGGTCTGAGAAAGGTAAGAATGATATACCAGATAGTGTATCAAAATTATCCCAACACCAATTACCTACATTAATCCATTCATGTTCCTTAACAGATATAGTTACTGATGGTTTATGTTCACACCAATGTTGTGCATAACACTTCCATATCTCTAACTGTTCAATAGCAGTCATAGTATATCTATATATAGCACCAGGGTCTGCTTTCATAGGAAAAGAAAACACAGAGTTATTAGGTTGCATAACATCATCTTCACAAGGTATGCCTTGGTCTGCCATAAACTGTGTTAAAGGGTCTTTCTTATCTCCTCTTACTGTTCTAATATAATAAGGATTATGTCTAGCATGAATACCACTAGCAGAGTTAACTAATTGACTAACTGTGCCAGAAGGTTTAACACATGTGATAGCTGTTGACTGTGGTATACCTAACTTCTTTGACCACTCTGCATTTACCATTACAGCTTTATGTCTCATCTTACCTAATATATCTGGTAAAGCAGTTCTCATTCTAGATAGTATACCATTATCCATAATACCTGTAAGAGATACACCAAGTAATCTTTCTTCTTCTGTATTTGTTTGCCATCTTTTTCTAAGATAACCAAAGTCTGTTAGTGTTGCTTGTATTGTACCTAGTATAGTAGCTACTTCTATTTTACTATGTAGCATATCTTCTGTATCATCTGGTCTTACAACTACTTCTGTAAGATTACAAAACTGATTAGGTCTTAATATAATTTCACTACAAGGATTAGTGCCAAAGTCCCAATCACCATTACGTCTACCATTCTCTCTAGCTTTTTCTTGTGCAGACTTTCTATTAAAGATACCACGTTCTCCAGACTTACTTTCATATAATGCTAACCATTCTTTCATAAAAATACCTGCATCAGGTTTCTCTGTATATGCTACTGAGTTGTTAGCTAATGCTCTTTCTGGATTTGTTTCCCACCATGCACCAGACTTGGCAACTCTTAATCTCTGGTCTGATAAGTTAGACAGAGATATAAGAGCTGACCTACGTACACCACCTACAACCACAACCTCACCAGTCTTACACACAATATCGTGACACTCCATAGAAGATAATTTTCTACCTTTAGCATTTTTAAATTTATCAATAGTAAAATCAAATAGATTTACTAAAGGTTGAGGACCACTTGCTCTACCACCAAATGTTTTTAATCTAGCACCTGCAAGTCTAACTTTACTTATATTTATTTTAGGTATTCTACAAGTATATAAATAAGATACTAAATCTTTAAATGCTCTTGCCCAACCTTCTTTTGAATCATTAACAGAAACAACATCATCTGTTTTCTCAAACTCTCTATCTGGTATAGTAGGTAACTTATCTATGTATTGTCTTTCAACAGAAAAACCTACACCTGTACCATTCATAAGAATATATAATACTTCATCAAAAGCTTTTGGATTATCAATAGGAATATATGAACAATTATATCCTGCTATGTTCTCTCTTTCTAATGCAGCACCTGCTGTCATTAATGCTCTCATAGAAGGCATAACAGATAACCCTATAATATTATCTTCTATTCTTCTCCAAATTTCACTATCTATTTCTATACCTAAATTTTTCTTTAAATGTATTTGTGAAAAATTAGTAAATCTAGTTACTGTTTCTATCCATGTTTCTCTTCTAATTTCATCTGGTAACCAACGTGCATATCTAGATGCATGAATAAACGTCTGATATTCTGTTGGTAAATAGTTATTTCCCATTGATAACCCCCTTTAATTCTCCTAAAATATTATTTAAATTTTTAGTATGTATTATTTTTATAGATTCTTTAAATAAATTTAAAGCTTTTGTTTCTTCTAGTTGATACCACTCACTTTCTTTTGTTACTGATGTTCCTGTATTATTAAATATTTTAATTAACTCACGTTCCATATTGTGAAAATCATCTACAACATATGCATTTAAAAATTTAAATAATAATCCTATAGACTGAGATTTATGAGATTGTATTCTATTTTTTAAATTAGTTGTTTTTCCTATCTTAATAAGACCTTCTCTACTTATTATATATAACCAACCTTTTTTAATATCTAACCCTTTTGTACTTTTTAAATCTACATTTTCTTTTTGTAAATTTATAATTTGTTGCTCATATAACTTATTATTTTCTATTAAAGATTTAATTCTTTCTGATTCAGTAGTTTTAAATTTTTCAATTTTTTCTAAAGCTTTTAAAGCACTATTAGAATGACCATTTCTTTTACATGCTTCATATTGATATATATATTCGTCTACAATACTAAAATTAATACTTTTATTTTTATTTTTATCTTCAATATTGTTAATTCTATTCATAACTTCTGATACCTTTAACAATCTATAACCTTGATTATATGCAGACTTTTGTGAATATCCTGCTTCACGTGCAGATTGTGCAGCATTATGACTAACTGCATAATGTTGACAAAATGTTTCTTGTTTTTCGTTTAAATTATTCTCTACCATAATCTTTCTCCAATATTAATTCACAATAATGTATTACTTTCTCAATGTCTCTTGCACCTTCACCTTTTCTTCTATGTCTAGTAATATATTTTACTACATTACCCTCAAGAAAAGTAAGGTTATTTTCTACAATATAGTCAACAGGTTGTATCTTACATGTTTTGTAATGGTCACCACCTACCTGTCTATCTGTAGCAATCTTAGCTTCTTTCTCTAAGTTTATTTTCTTAAAATCTTTTTTCTCTTTTACTGTATCTGCTATAGCCTTATCCATTAATCCCATAATTCTCTCCTATAATTTAGTTAAAAAGTATGCTATTAAAACAATAAACATACCCAATAATATTCCTATAATAAAACATGTTAATAAATTAAATTCCATATCATAACATCTTTTTTATTCTTTGTCTAACATATTTTATATCTGGTGAGTGAATAACTTTGTATGCAAAACTTCTTGTATATGAAGGACTTAATCCTGCATGTTGACAAATTTGCTCAAAGTTATCACACGTAACACCAACACTACAAAAGAACCATGATACAGCTCTATCTTTATTAACTTTACTTTTCTTACTTGTTGCGTCTAATAAAGCTTGTAATATAACTGATAAGAATAAACCTTTTTCAGGAGATTCTTTAATGTTAAAATCTACATCTAAAAATATATCAACTGTCTTTTTCATTACTTACTATTGTATGCAGCATATCTATAGCATCTTTTGCTTCAGATGCTTTATGCACTAATTCAATAACATCTTCTACAATCTTAGGATGTTCACCTACACCTACAGGATTGTTAAGATGTATCTTAATATTTGCTAAAGCTTTATCTCTCTCTGCTATATAGTGAGACATAACTGCTTCTAGTATATGTGTTTTTATTGCCATATTTTTCCTTTATTAATTTAATGTATTTTTTCCATGTCTATACATAGGATTATTTTTACCTTTAAATGTTCCTTCTTCTACTACTTTTTTTATATGTTCTTTCATTCTTTCTGAATGTTTTTTATAATCAAAAAGAGAATAAGCATGTTTAGTATTTTGTTGAGGAGTAACCCACTCTAAATTAGTTACTAAATTATTATGTATATTCCCATCAATATGATTTACTTGATGATTTAATATACCAAACTGTATTTGAAAATGTTTAGGTATAGTATGCCACCAATCATATTTATCATATAAATCAAAAGGTATAAAGTTTATAGCTACTACTCTATGCTCTCTTATATTATAATTTTTTTTACTCTTAGCTTGATTATTTATATAACCATCTAATGAAATACCATACTTAATATATCCTTTATTGTTAGGTCTGTTAACATCTTTTTCGTGACTTCTTTTTCTTATTTTATTTATCTTTAAACTTTTTAATCTACCATGATTACTAATCTCATAACCTTTTGCTTTAAAAAGACTACCTTCTTTAATTATGTATAATGGTTTAAATATTTCTTCAATCATTTTTTTCCTTTACCAATTTATTATTTCTTGAACTCTAGGTTCTTTCGAAACTTGTGTAAGATACGTTGGACCTTTTTCATACTTAAAAGCACGAAGTCCTTGACCATTGTTAGCATCAGACCAACACTCTCTTTTATGAGGACAAAAAACACACCCAATAGCAAGCTTCCTATTCCCACTACTACCTTCAGGAATATCACTATAACATCTATTAGGAACTGTTTTAGAATCCAAAGCACCTTTGAGATATTGTACTCTTTCTTTTGCATTTATCATCTCCATATCATGCACTCTTGTTAAGGCAATATTGCCATGTTGTTTATCTATAGCTAAGAAGTATGCTTCTTTAACATTATTACCTGCAGAGTAAGCAGATATTTGTGCTATATATCCAAAAGGGTCATCATCAGCTAGTCTGTTATTAGCAAACTTTTTAAAAGCATAACCACTTGCACTCTTACAATCTACTAATGCACCATCTATTTTACAATCTTGATGTCCTTTAATACCTTCTACTTCTACTTGCTTTTGTTCTTCTGTAACTGTATGTCCTGCTACTCTAGATAAAAGTATAAGTAAATCTTCTAGTATATGTCCATATAAAAATTTAATTCTTGTTGATGGAGCTAAAGGTCTAGCTTCTGAACTAGAATGTTTATCATACCATAATTGTCTAGTAGGTTTACCTATAGAAGACAAAGATAATCTTCGTTTCTTTCTAGGTTGTTCATTTAAAACAATACTAATATTATTAGTTACACTCTTTGTAAACTCTTTTAAATGCTTCTCTAAATCTTTTTCACTTATTTGGTTAATAATACTTGGTTCAAATAAGTTGTATATATCTTCTACTAATGTATCTATTGTCTTCATATAATTAAAATGGGGAGACCAAGCTGATTACTGTACGTTGGTTTTAGCCAGAACTCCCCATGTCCTTTCTTAGTTAAGAAGCAAACCTTGCATCTGTATCTTCATTAGAAACAAAACCATCAGGTACAACATCAAATGCGTTGTCAGCATCTGCGTCTGCGTTGTAAGGAATTAAGTTAGTAACCTGTACTGCCCTTAAATCAGCAGACACTCCAGACTTACCACCAAACTCCCAATCATATGTAGAGTACAACACATTAACTTCTGAACCATTACCAATTAAAGTATTAATCATGGCTCTCTTCTGTGCATCTACAACCTCTGGTGCTTTGTTTAAATCACCACGTTTGTTCTTAACTTTTCTTTTAATGGTAACAAAGTCTCCTCTGTCATCATTTTTATTCTTAACACTAAGACCATCTTCTTGAGCAATCTTTTTATTCTTTGAATCAAGATTACCTACGTCAACAGTCCACACACCATCAGAATCAAATGTTGTGTTTGGGCTTGTTATGCTTGCCCAATAAGCATTTCCTTTTAATACACTCATAATATTTCCTTTCTAAAAATAAAAGTATATCAGAGTTATTCATTGTTGTCAAGATTTTTTAACCAAATAAATGTTTTATTTAATTCAACAACTTTAAACATTTCTATTCTTGATATTAAATCTTTCTTTCCTTGATAACTCCTACCCCAAACTTTATAGTTTGCATTTCTAAATGAAGCAACTCTCTTAGTTACATCAACAATACTTTCACACATATCTCTAAGTTGTTTAGTATCTGCAAATACAAAGTCTTCTTTACGTTCAAAAGCAATGTAGTCAGATTTACTATATAGCCAACCTGAATCACCCATAGTATTTTTGAACTCCACTACAGTCCATAAGTCATCAAATCCTTTTGACTTATCTGTTCCTGTTCTTCTAGCTTTTACATCTACTGTAAATTTTTTATCTCCTTTCGTTAAAATTAAATCAATGTGGTCATACATATTTTGTTTTTCTGAAGAAGGTTTTACAGTATATCCTCTTTGTAAACCTTCTTCTACAAGTAAATTTTCTGCTGCAGTACCACGTTTAATATAGTCTTTGTGGTCTTTTCTACCCACAAATTCTTTGACTAATGTGTTTGTGCCCATGTTGTACCTTCCTTCCATTCATTGTCTAATGGACATTTCATTTGCAACTGTTGTTCTGTATCCTTCATTGCATCTTTGGTAATACTACCAAATTTCTGTACATCTTTCTTAGAAACTTCATATTGATATTCATCATGTATTGAAGCAACTAATTTAGCATCTACTCCAGATGCCTGTATTCTTTTGTTCATATTAATTAACCATAGCTTACATACGACTGCACCTGCTCCTTGTAGTAAAGTATTTAATGCAGCATGTGGAGAACGTACATGTAATAGTCTGCCATCAATACCTCTTATCTTACCTCTTGATGCTGAGTTTGTTACACTATCTCTAACTCTTTTTAAAGAGGGCATATTAGATAAGAATCTATTCATTAGTTCTTGTCCTTCTTTAGAACCTTTACCTACTATCTTACCTATTTTATTAGCACCTGCACCATACATAAAAGCATAAATAAATGTTTTAGCTTGGTCTCTATCTGTTAATCCTGCCATATTCATATTAGCAGTATGTATATCTCCATTCAAAACTTCTTCAGTAAAATTAGCATCATTCATTAAATGTGCTAAACAACGTAACTCTAATCCACTAGCATCTGTACCTACAATGGAGTGAGTGTAGGGATTCTCAACTGTCCAACAATCTCTACACTCTTTTCCATAAGGAGAACGAACAGCAGGAATCTGAGCCATGTTAGGACTGTGATGTGCCATACGACCAGTTATGGTTTTTAAGGTATGTACTCGACCATGTACTCTACCATCTTTATCATCACAAGCATTTATCCATGACTTGATTTGTGCTATTCTTTTCTGAAGTAACAAGTACCTAGAAATCTTTTTAGCTTCTGGTAAATTAATACCATTTAATACTTCTTCATTAACAATAACATTACCTTTATCTGTATGCTTCTTAGGTTTCCAACCTATATCCATAAGTCTATCAGCTATCTGTTGTCGTGAACCTATATTAAAAGGTATGTATTTTGTTTTTGTTTTTAAATCTTTTCTTGTTGGGTCAAAGTGTATGCGACCCCATTTCTCTAAATCATTAGCTTCATCTAATAAAGTGTTATGTAAACATATAGCTTTCTTTACATCAAGATAGAAACCATTTCTTTCTTGTTGGTCTATAATAACTCTCACTTGATGTTCCATGTGAATAGAAGACCTAGAAAAACCTTTACCTTCTTTCTTAAAATAATTATACAACTTATGTGTTATATCTACATCTTGCATACAATACTTTTGTAACTCAAAAGAATAATTAGCAAATGATTTTATATCACCTTTAGGAAAATTAAATCTATCACCCCATGCTCTTAGTCCATGACCACCATCACGCAATGGATTAAATAGTTGTGATAATATTAATGTATCTAATACCTGTGAAGGTTTAATATTTGTACCTAATAATCTATTTAATACAGGAGCATCAAATGATAAACCATTATGCATAATATATTGTTCAATATTTTTAGACCAACTTTTAAATACATGCATATTACTTGGGTCAAATACTGTTGATACATTTGTTTCAATATTTTTTGCAACAATACAATTAATTACTGAAGCATCTATTTGGTCTGTTTCTATATCAAGTACGACTTTCATTTTCAACCTCTCCACACCAACTACATGCTTCTCCTTTACCTATTGCCATTTCACTTTCTTCTACTTTACAATAATGATTCCACATCTCTGGTTCATCTTCTTTTTTATCTTTTGGTAAGTATACCATATGAAAAGCACCACAGTTAGGACAGGATAAATTTGTTTCCATACAATAATCCTCGTCTTCATGGTCAATATCATGGTCTCCTCCCCATATTAATTCTGTATCACAATGCCAACATTTCATTAGAATGGTACCTCCTCTTTATTATCTTCTGCATTATAGTCTACTTCATAAGGATTGTCAATCTCTTTCATGCGACCTGTCTCTTTATCATAATGTAAATGTGTAGCTATACCTGTATCTCCTGTATATCTATTCTTTAATATTCTTAGTGTTGTTGTGTTAGACTTTACTTCATCAGTATCTTGTTGATTTCTTTCTAATCCAATCACACCATCAGATAGATGAGCAATACTTGCACTACCACGTAAGTGTGAAAGTGTAATCTCTTTACCATCTTCATGACCTCTATCTCCTGCAGGTCTACGTAAATGTGATACTAATAACATACCAATACCTGTTTGTTCTACAAGACTTCTAAGCTTAGTCATTAATACATCAATAGATTTTCTCTCATCTCCTTCATCTTGTCCAGATACAAGGATAGATAAATGGTCTATAAAAATCCATTTACATTCTAATGCTTGTGCCATGTATCTTACTCGTGATAATATCTCATCATTATCTATAGAACCAAAATGGTCAAAAGCATGAAACCTATCTGTTCCAATAGTTTTATCAAACCATTCTAAGATTTGTTCTTCACTATAATTTTTACGAACTTCATTAATATATAATCTAGCATTAGCTTCTACTGACATAATATTAAATACTGTATTCTTTGTATTCTCTTCTAATGCTAATATACCTATGTTGTGATTTGTATTTTTGAGTAAGTGATGCATCATCTCTCTCATGATAGAAGACTTACCCATACCTGCACCAGATGTAAATGTAATTAACTCACCTGTTCTCATACCATAAGTCTTATCATTTAACTTATGCCAGGGATAAGGAACTGTCTCACAATAATCTTCTTCAAATAACTTTGAACGTAAGCTACTAAGATTTACAATACCTGCAGGTGTATAAGATTGTGCGTTCCACCATGCTTGTGAGAACTTTTCTCTCTTACCCATCTTTAGATACTCATTAGCATCTTTAAATTCCATATTCATAATCTTACATTTGTTTGGACTAAACAACTGTGCTACTTTTTCACTAGCTTCTTTACCTTGTTTATCCATATCAAATGATATAACTATATTTTGAAAGCTATCTAAATATTCAAATGCTTTTTTACAATCACGTACAGCAGAACCTGCACCTGTTTTAATAGAAACACATGCCCATTTACTACCTAATAATTCATAGGCAGACATAGCATCTACTTCTCCTTCAGTAATAGTTATATACTTACCACCACCTGTAAACAAATTTTGTCCAAACAAAGTAGCTTCAGTTATGTTTCCCTCTACCCACATATTCTTAGTGGCAACATCTCTTACTTTGTTTCCTATGTTTGCTCCACTCTCATTATAGTATTTATAAATGTGGTGCGTATTCATATTACCATTTACTTTTACACTTGTATTATATTTTTGTGCAGTTTCTTTGTTAATATTTCTTTCTGTTAATGCACCTAATGTACCTACAGTTTTAATAGCACTCTCTGTAGGCATAGGCACTACTTTTTCTTGTTGCATATTTTCTCCAAATCTAGTGTTACAGGAAAAACAATAACTGTAACCTTCAGAATGTTTAACATTCCCATCACTTGACCCACACTTAGGACAAGCACCCCTGTCTAGCCATTTTTTCTCCATAATTCCCCTATCTTATATTATAAAATGTATTTAGTCAATATCAAAAGAACTATTATATAATCTTTTGTATGCACCCATATCAGATTCTGCTCTTTCTTCTATGTCTTTTTTAGCTAACTCCATAGCTTCAAAAGGTTCGTAACCTTCTTCTAGATATTCATAGTATCTTTCTTTAACTAACTCTTTCATTTCTTGTCTTAATAAATTCATCTTCTTTTCTCTTATAACGAAATTAAATAAAATAAAAAACTAACAAATAAAATTATAGGGAAAATATTATTTATCCATAGACTTTTCTTCTTAGTTTTTTCAAACCACTTACCTGTGACTTTTAATCTTCTTTCTCTGTTTTTATTCATCTTTAATATAACCTGCATCTGGATTATACAATCCTTTATCAGGTTTATTTTTATCTATTTCTTCTTGTAATTGTTTGATTCTTACGTAAGCATTACGAAGCTGCTCTTGTAAATCTCTAACATTTTTTTTTAATATTTCTATTTCATTCATTGAACTGCCATTATTTGAACCCAGTCATCTACAAAGGGTGTTAATAATATTCCTTTCTCATCATAAAGTTCTTGCATAAAAACTTTAGCTTCTTTTTTATCTTTAAAATACATAACATTACCATCTTCCTCTTCTAGAATATCAGGTAATTCTATGTTATTAGGGTAAGGTAAAGCTAAAACATACATATCTTTTCTCATATTATTTTTATTATACATTAGATTTTTCATCTAGTCAATACCCAACATAAGGTACAATAAAACATAGAAAATACCACACTAAAATACCTGCAAGTATTTGCATCATCTCTTTATTTATGTTTATCATTTTTAACTCTCCTCTCTAAGTTCCTGTTTTGTTTATGTAATTCGTATTTAACTTTGTTATCTCTAAGCATATCAAACAAACTATTTAATATAGTTTTTTTAGAAGGTCTTTTACTAAAGTGTAACTCTATTACTACTTTATATTTACTCATCTTTATCTCCAGAAATAGCACCTACTAATGGTATTATCTTTGCAGTAGGTTTTGTTTCTTCTACTAGCTTTATGTCTGGTTTAAAACTTATTTCTTCTCCATAGAAATAATCTTCTAATTCATCACACCCACCTATATGTAAAAATACTTGTGGAACAGTTGTATATCCTGAATCTCTAAATCTTTTTATTTTTTCAGGTGTGTCTAATAATCTTTCTTGTACGTGAGCATTTTCATTATCTAATATTTTTTTTGCATCATTACAAGGTTTACAGTTTTTTTGTGTGTATATAATATATTTAATCATCTAATAAATCCTCCTCTCCTTCTTCCATTTGATACTGTGCATCATCTCCAAACTCAGTACCTTCAAAGGTAGCTTTACCATCTTCATCTTCATAAGTTTCTCCTTCTTTCATCTCTACTGACCAAGCTATTTCTTGCACATCTTGATAGGTAAGTTTCTTATTAGATTCTACCTTGTAGTATCTAGTGTCTACTGTCTGCTCACTAAATCTATATGTGTATTTATATTCTTTACTCATCATCTTTCTCCACCTTGCTTGGGTCATATGCCTCTGGGTCTGTATGGCATACATAATCACTATGCCAGAATTGTGTGTACTTACCTTCGTCTGCTCCATGTTCTCCTATGCCACCTTTTTTCTTTAAATCAAAATGATTAATAGTGGTATGAAAAGCATCTTGTAATCTTAATATATCTCCTAGATGTATATACTCCCATGCACCTTCGTTGATTGTATCATCTATCTGCTTTAGTTTATTAATTAAGTTTAATGTTATTGTATCTATCTTTGGTTTACTTTTTGTTGTCATAATATTTCTCCTCTATATCTTTTAGTCTTTTGATATACTCTATAATCTCTTTATGTGTGTATCTCTCTAGACCATCTTCCCCTATTAGTTCTCTATATATTTCTTCAATTTTTTCTCTACTCATCTTCACTCTCCTCTATACTAGTTATAAAAAACTCCTCGCCATTATGTGTAAACAATCTTTCTGGATTGCTATCTGCTTCATAAGTGCGACCTCTATCTTCTGCACTATCCCTATCTTTAGAATTTATTTCTTTCTTGTAGTGCAAAACTCTTTGTGCATATATGATAAACTTAGCCACCTTGCATATCCTTTGTTTCATATTTAACAAACTTTAATTTCATTCTATCATCAGGATTAGGAAAGTCAATTCCAAAATGCTCCCATATCTCTAGCATCTCATCTCCATAGATGTATACCCAAGTATTTCTTCTAGGTTTCTTTTTAATTTTTTTTGTTGGCATCTATATTCTCCTTTATTTTTTCTTCTAATCGAAGAACTAATATATTAAGTCCACTACATATACCTCTATGCTCTGCATTAGAGTGGCTATCGTTCACCCAACTATCATTACTTTTTATATCATGTATTATATCTTGTAGTAGTTTCATAGTTATTTTCATATTTTATCCTCCTTTGGTATAGGAAACCATTTTATAAAACCCTTTGTTGAATATGTATACTTTAATTTTTCTTTGTTGTCAACATATACAGCAGTAGTTCTATCTTTATACTTTAGTTGCATATCACAACCTAGCATATACCATAGACCTTGATGTAATTCCCAATGCTCTTTTGGTGTTAAATTACGTCTTTGTTCCATGTAACTCTCCCTTCGTTGATTAGTTTCATCACTTCTTCTTTGGTAGTAGAAGACTTATGCACCTTCCAATTGCCTTCTTCATTAGGCATAGTAGGTATAACAAAATCTCCATCAGTATTGTGTCTGAAGATAGTCATATATATTTCTTCTATAATATCTACATACTCTTCTTGAGTATACTTAGATATATCTACCTCTTGCACAAGTATAGCAAACTGTTGTATGTTTACTTGTTTAAATCTTTTACTCATCTTTAATCTCCACTTTTATTATTTTTAATATAGCTTCTAACTTAGCCCATGCTTCTACTCTTTCTATTTCATTAAGACTACCTACCTGTAAATCATCTACTATTGTTTCTGCTTCATCTAATAGCATTTCAAGTTTATGTTTTTGTTGTTGTCGTAGCTTCATTTGTTTCTCCTCTTTTTCTAAATGGAACATCAGGTATAGTTATAACTTCTGCTTCTGTTTCTATCCATACTTTAGCACCACAAGACAGAGGTTTGTCTGGACTATACACCACCTTACACTCTCCAAGTATGTGTACCTGATGTCCATAGGTATTACTATTGTATGTCTTAACAGTAATCACAGGCTCTCGTTTATTATTCTTGTGATTAGATTTAATTACGTGTT